GTTTTAGCAAATGGAACTTCTCACCAAAAAGTTTCATTAGTTACAGAAGGAAGAAATAGTGGCCACTATGTACAAGATTTCCATATATTGGTTGATACAGCAGGTGACTCTGGATCAGCAGTTTTAAGTGATTCTAAATTCAAGATTGATGGCGGGTATGGTACTATTTCAATGCCTTTACAGCCTTCATTTATGTGTTACCCAGCTGCTACTTATTCTCAAGCTGGAGGTTCTTCAAAGGTGTACTGGACTGGTGAAGCACATGATGTAAATAATTGGTATAACAATGCTAATCATAGGTTTACAGCTCCAGTAGCTGGAAATTATTTATTTATGGGTGAATTATCATTAGAAGCTACAACTCAGAGCCAGACTTATTTAGGAATAGGAATTAGAATAAATGGTTCCGGCAATATTTTCTATGGCGGATGGGCTGCTAAAACTGGTTCTAATAACCAATACGAAAAGGTCACTTCAACAATTATTAAACAACTAGCGGCAGGTGACTATGTAGAAATTTATGTAGAACTTTCCTCAACTACTACTGTACTTGGCGGGGCCGCCGGCGCGCTCTCAAGAATGAGTGGACAATTATTATCATAGGAGAAAATTATGGATTATACAATAACATTAACAGAAACAGAAAAAAAATCAATGGAATATATCACACATGATGTAGACGATTGGATTACGAACGCAGCAATAGAAAGAGCACGGCATGCAAAAGAAGAGATACTTAGATTAAATCTTGCTCATTGTAATGCTAATAGTGTTGCTCTTGCAACAGGAGAAGATGCTCAAGTAACACAAGCCTATACTTTAGGCGTGGTTTCAAAGGCAACTTCTGATGTTCCTTCAGCTGGAGACTAAATTGGAAGGATAAACTCTTATAAATAGATTATAATAGGAATAAATAATGGCAAAACCAAATTCAAAAACGACATTTATAGATTACTGCTTAAGAAGTTTGGGCGCGCCTGTAATAGAAATCAATGTTGATGATGACCAAATAGATGATAGAGTAGACGAAGCTCTTCAATTCTATCAATTTTACCATGCTGATTCTATTGAAAAAATGCATTTAAAGCATAAAGTAACTAATTCAGAATTAACATTAACAGGTGCAGTTGCTGGTAATTTCTCAGTAGGAGAAAAGATTACTGGTTCAAATTCTGGAGCAATTGCTACAATTAAAACAGCAACTGGAAATAAGATTACATACAGCGCTTTAAAAGATTCGAACACGCCATTTAGTACTGAAACAATAACTGGTGAATCATCAGGTGCAACAGCTGTGATAGCATCTATTGCAAAGGGTGATATCGAAAACGGATACATTACTTTAAATGATTTAGTAAGAGATGTTATAAGAGTTATGCCTATAAGAGATACAGTATCATCAACTGATATGTTTGATATAAGATATCAAATTCATTTAAATGATATACATTCAGTCGGATTCATGGGTAGTCTTACAGATTATGTAATGTCACAACAGTTTTTATCGCTTTTAGACCAAGTTATAGATTCAGACGAAAAACATATTAACTTTGAAAGACATAAAAACCAATTACGTATTGATATGGATTGGGATAATGAAGTTGAAGTTAATGATTATATTGTTATTGAATGCTATAGAGTAATAGACCCTGATACATATACAGATGTATACAATGATTATTTCTTAAAAAGATATGCAACAGCATTAATCAAAAGACAATGGGGTACAAACTTAATCAAGTTCGAGGGTATGGTAATGCCAGGTGGCGTAACATTTAATGGACGTCAAATATTTGATGATGCAAACGAAGAAATTACAAGATTAGAGGAAGAAGCTAGATTGAACTGGGAACAGCCAGTCGACTTCATGACAGGATAAACCATGCCGAGAAACGTATACTTTTCTCAGGCCGTCAAAAGTGAACAACACTTATATGAAGACCTGATAATAGAATCCTTAGGAATATATGGACAAGATGTTTATTACATTCCACGTACAATAGTAAATAGAGACAGTGTTTTAAATGATGACCCTGCGTCAACATTTGATGATGCTTACCTTATGGAAATGTATATTGATAATCCAGAAGGCTTTGATGGTGCTGGTGATTTATATAGTAAGTTTGGTTTAGATATAAAAGATGAAGCTACATTTATAGTATCACGCAGAAGATGGGATGATAAAGTTGGTACCTTTTCTGCTAATGTAGAAAATCCAAGACCAATGGAAGGAGATTTAATCTTCTTACCAATGACAAATAATTTCTTTGAAATTAGTTTTGTTGAAGACGAACAACCATTTTATCAATTATCAAACTTACCAGTCTATACTATGAAGTGTTCATTGTTTGAATACAATGACGAAGATTTTGAAACTGGTATTGTAGATATAGATGACAACGTATCTCAAGTTGGATATCAATTGCCAATTGATGTAACTATTTCTGGTGGAACACATTTCGAAGTTGGTGAAATTGTAAGACAAACAGTAGATTCAAGTGTCACACCTAATGTAATTGTATTTGGCGAAGTTCAACAAAGAACTAAATCATCAGATATATTAAGTAAAATATGGGTATCTAATATTGGAACAACAGGTTCAACAGATGCTAAATCATTTACTCAAGGCGGAACAATAACAGGAGATACATCAACTTATAGTGGTATTATTGCTAAAGTATATAGCGATGTCACAGATACCACAGGTAACTCTTGGTCAACAGATGAACAAGCTCAAAACGTAGAATTTGAAATAGATGCAGATGGATTTATTGATTTCTCAGAATCAAATCCATTTGGCGACCCATCGGAGACTTACTAATGTTTGGAGACCATTTCTATCATTCAACAATGAGAAAATCAGTGGCTGTATTTGGTACACTATTTAATAATATTCAAGTAGTAAGAAAAAAAGCTGATGGCAGTACTATAAACCAGATAAGAGTTCCTCTTGCTTATGGTCCTAAAGAAAAATATTTAGCTCGTATCGATAGCAGCGCTACTTCATCGATGGGCATTAAATTACCAAGAATGGCGTTTGATATAACAGGTATTACATTAGACACTACTCAAAAAATGGCTAAGAGAAATATCATATCAGAAACACATGGGTCAGATATTACTAAAAAGAAAACAATAAAGCATTATACTTCTTATGATATTGGTATGTCATTATATATTTTAGCTAAAAATCAAGATGATGGACTACAAATTGTTGAACAAATATTGCCGTATTTTCAACCAGAATATAATGTTACCATTACACCAGTTGAAGGATTTAATTATAAACAAGATGTTTCTGTTATACTTGGCGGTATTAGTATTGATGACCAATACGAGGGAGACTTTACTGAAAGAAGAGTACTTACTTATCAATTAGATTTTACAATGAAAATGAAATTCTTTGGGCCAACAGCTGACCAAAAAATTATACGTGAAGTTAATTTAGACTTCCATGAAAAAGATAATGTCAGCAGAACGTTCGAGGAAATGGACTTTACTGTTGGTGGTTCAGATACTGCAGATAGTTTTACAGTAACTGAAACTAAAACTGAAGGTGGATAATGGATAAAAAAGAAAAGATGGCTGCAAATCTACAAAAGAATTTGCCAGCTACTAAAAATAGACCTATCAAAATAGATAAAGATATTAAAGATGATTATGAGTTTTCGCGTAAAACTTATAAAGACTTAATATATACTGGTACTCGTTCAATGGATGTACTTGCTGAATTAGCAAGAGAATCTGAACATCCAAGAGCGTTTGAAGTACTTGCTCAAACAATAAAAAATATCGGTGATACTACTGAAAAGCTTATGTCTTTACAAAAGAAAAAGAAAGATTTAACAGCTGATGAAACTGAGAAACAAAAAAATGTGACGAATAATAATATGTTTGTAGGTAGTACAACAGACTTACAAAGACTTTTATTAGATAGAGATAATGTGATTGATGCAAAAGTTAAAGAATAATGAGTTTGGTTATCTAGGCAATCCGTCTGTAAAAAGAGATGGTGTTGAAACTGAATTTACAAAAGATGACATTCTAGAATATCAAAGATGTATGAGAGACCCAGCATATTTTGCTAGGACATATATTAAAATTATAAATCTAGACGAAGGATTAGTTCCATTTAATTTATATCCTTATCAAGAAAACATGTTTAAACATTTTAATGATAATAGATTTAGTATAGTATTAGCATGTAGACAAAGTGGTAAATCAATATCTTCAGTTGTATATCTCTTATGGTATGCAGTGTTTCATCCAGAAAAAACAATTGCAATATTAGCAAATAAAGGTGCAGTTGCAAGAGAAATGCTCGCGCGTATCACGCTAGCGTTAGAAAATTTACCATTTTTTTTACAGCCAGGATGCAAGGCTTTAAATAAAGGTAGTATAGAATTTAGTAATAATAGTAAGATAATAGCTTCAGCTACTTCTGGTAGTTCAATAAGGGGTTTATCTATTAACTTACTATTCCTTGATGAGTTTGCATTTGTAGAAAATGACGCACAATTTTATACATCAACTTATCCGGTAGTATCTGCTGGTAAAGATACTCAGATTATTATTACATCTACAGCAAATGGAATAGGTAATATATACCATAAACTATGGGAAGGTGCAGTACAAAAAACAAATGAGTTTAAACCATTTAGAGTAGATTGGTGGGACGTTCCAGGAAGAGATGATAAGTGGAAAGAAATTACAGTATCTAATACTTCTGAGTTGCAGTTTGAACAAGAGTTTGGTAATACATTCCATGGAAGAGGCAATACTCTTATAAGCGCTAATCATTTATTAGCTCAAGTAAGTGTTGACCCAGAGTTTTTTAAAGAAAACGTTTACATATATAAACAGCCAATTGAAGGCCACGAGTATGTAATGACTGTTGATGTATCTAAAGGCAGA